TAGAGGCGTTAACTGAACTGGCGAAGGATAGCAACTGGAGTGTCCGCTGTAGCGCTGCCGGGAACCCTAACACGCCGGTAGAGGCGTTAACTGAACTGGCGAAGGATAGCAACTGGAGTGTCCGCTGTAGCGCTGCCGGGAACCCTAACACGCCGGGTTATAACGAAACAACCTACAATTTCGTAGTCGCTGAAAACTATGTGGCGGTAAAAGGGACTAATCATATGTGGTATAAACACAATTACTCCCAAATTGCCCCTTTTTATACTTGTGGATGTTTCTGCGGTTCAAGAGAACAGCTTCTCGCCAGAATCTATTCTATTGATAATATGAGTTGTGATCAGGCAATAAGAGTTAGAATACTTAACGCTTTAGACAACAAATTCAAAGAAATATTTAGCCGATAAAATATGAAACAACATAAACTCCCTGACTACCTGATAAAATCATTTCTTCGACATGTATCAAGAATTGTAGATCATGTAGAAGACAAATGCTGTAGCCGGGTGGCTGATGCAGTCCGGTTAACTAAGAAGGACTTGAAGAAAATCGAATCGCTTATTTCCAAATAAGTAAAATATGGAACTATGAGAGTAATACACGTTCATTTGATCTTTAAAAAACAAGATCATTTCTTTGGCAGTATTTCTGCCATATTTGATTATTTGAGTGAAGATGATATTGGAATGGCAAAATCCACTCTTATTCATTCTTTAGGCTCCGATACATTGTGTACGGGGAGAGCTATAATAAAGAGAAGGGAGATATTAAGGTGTAAGCATAAGTAGAGTTTCATAAGATAAATAATTTAGGTTTTCATCCCCGCCGTCCGTGAGGATATGCAGGGAGTTCGGGCGGTATGTGGTATAATGTGAGAACGGCTGTCACACCCTTCATTGGTTTCCCTTGATGTCGGTTCGAGTCCGATTATCGCCCACTAGCAACAAATAAAAACATGGATTTTGGATACGACATTCCGGATTTCGATCCGGATGATTACGACAATTATAATTATGATTAAGAGAGATAGAGTAATAGGAATAGATCCCGATTGTGATAAATCAGGAGTTACAGAACTGCATATTAAGTCAAGGTGCTTAAACGTGACCAATCTTTCATTTCCTCTCCTTGTTGACTACTTAAAGTATATAAAAGAGGATTTTATTGATCGTCAAAAAGAATCCATCATAGTCGTTATAGAAGCTGGATGGATGAACGAAAGCAACTGGCACGCTACACGCTCCACTCCTGCCGCTGCTGCAAAGATTGGTCAGAATACCGGACGCAACCATGAGGTAGCCCGGAAGATTGCTGAAATGGCACGCCACATAGGGCTGGAAGTGGACGAAGTTAAACCTCTCCGCAAATGCTGGAAGGGATCGGACGGTAAGATAACACAACAGGAACTATCAAGGATAGTAGGCGGTCTCAACAAACGATTAAACCAAGACGCGCGGGATTCATGCTTATTAGCATGGGTATACGCTGGTCTTCCAATACGATTATGATATGTCAAAAAAGAAAGAGATTATTCAAGCGAAATGTAACGAATGCGCATATTCAACACCATTCTCCGATCTGGTCATTACCTGCGAGAAGAAGAATATGAACCTGGTGGGGGAATGCAATTAGGATATGTTCGGTATTCAAAAAGAAATAATAGTTTGATGGTTTTTCTTTGGAGATTTAGTTTCATTGGTTATCTTTGCGGTGTTTCACAGACCAAGGAAACATACATAAACATTTCGAAGGGTGGATTTTTATATTCATTCGACTGTGTTATATCCAAAGATATAAGCTGTTCGTTTTCCCTTGTTGGCTACTCTTCGATATGATTTGTAGTTTCCTTGGTCGGAAATAGGGAGCGGACAGCTTTCTTTTTATACTCAAATTTCATCAACAATGACCAAGGAAATGAAATTAGAGCAGAAGCGAAGTATAGTAGCTTCTACATCTACGCCCAACAGTGCGAGAACTGTACCCTACCACATGTTTGAAACCGAGAAGAACGCCAAGAACAAGGCGTATTTCTTCATCCTCTCCAACGGGCTTTACGATGCGTTTCGTGAGCTCTGTAATAACTATCATTCAAGTGATCCGCATAAGGATAACTTGGAAATTCTTTTGTCTAAAATTTAAGCCTTACGTATTATGAAAGGAATTGAAATATTCAAGAACGATCGTTTCGGCGAAGTGAGAGTAGCCGGGACAAGTGAGAACCCTTTATTTTGCTTAGCAGACATCTGTAAAGTATTGGAATTACAAGTCACTCCGACAAAAACAGATTAAAACAAGACGGGGTTAGTCTGATTAAGGGGGTCTCAAAGACTACAAATCAGTATGGTATCACTACAGAGCAGGAGGTCACGCTCACTTTTATAAACGAACAGAACCTCTACAAAGTAATCATGCGATCCGACAAGCCGCAAGCCGAACCATTCCAAGACTGGGTATGTGGAGAGGTTCTCCCTTCCATCCGCAAACATGGAGCGTATATGACAAACGATACATTGGAAAAGGCATTGACCTCGCCCGATTTCTTGATCCAATTGGCCACAAACCTTAAAGAGGAACAACAAAAGCGTATAGAGGCCGAGCAAAAGATTCGCTCTGACGCTCCCAAGGTCTTATTCGCCGATGCGGTGTCCACGTCCCGGCGTTCCTGCCTGATTGCAGAGTTGGCGAAGATATTGCAGCAAAACGGCATCAAAATCGGACAAAACAGGTTATTCGAGTGGCTACGTAAAAACGGTTACCTATGTCAAAAAGGGCAATATTATAATCAACCGTCGCAAAAATCGATGGAATTAGGATTATTCGAGATCAAGCAAACAACCATAAACAAACCTGACGGATCCGTCCTTGTATCTACGACCACAAAGGTCACGGGAAAAGGACAAATATATTTCGTAGATAAGTTTCTAAACGCTCAAAGCCCCATCATTTGCGCATAATCCAAGGATAACCGAGAGGTTGATGGACGAGATCAAGAGGACTATCAAATAGCCCTACCCTACTCACGTATTTGGTCATTCCCCGGTTTAGGCCGGGGAGTATATACCGTACAATTGAATTTTATTTAAAACATAATACATCATGAATTACAAAGATAAATCAAAAGATGAATTTATAATATGGAAACAGGGAAAGAGCTAAAGAGCTATTTTCCTCACGATAGCAATGCGAGAAACTCTGATAAGCTGATTAATTTGCGAATGAGGCATAAAGCCGCCGGATATGGGGTTTACTTCATGATTTTAGAACGTCTTAGAGAGGAGCAAAACTACATGAGTGTCAAAGATTATAACATGATAGCCTTTGACCTTCGTGAAGACGCTTCATTAATAAAATCCGTTATTGAGGATTTTGGGTTATTTGTCTTTACCGATGATGGTAAGTACTTCTACTCCGAGAGCTTCAAGAAGAGAATGGAAATCAAGGACGATAAATCGAAGAAACGCTCCGAGGCCGGGAAAGCAGGTTTGGCTAAACGATGGGGCAAAAAAAAGGATGAAATAGCAAATGCTACGGAATCTATAGCAAATGCTACGGAAAACGATAGCAATGCTATAGCAAAAGTGGGAAAAAACATAGCAAGTAAAGAAAAGGAAAGTAAAGTAAATATAGGAGATTCTAACGAATCTCTTGTATGTGGGACTTCGCAGCCCCACGCTGAGCATATCAACTACTCCGAACTTGTCAAATTCTTCAATGAAGAGACTAAAGGCGTATTTGGTACGGTTAGAACTCCGCTTTCAGCCACCCGTAAGGGCATGATAAACGCCCGGATAAGGGCCTACGACAAAAAAACGTTTGCCGACATGATCCGCAGGGCATACCAAAGTGACTTCCTCAAAGGGCAGAATAAAAAAGGTTGGCGAGCCTCCTTCGACTGGCTTATAAAGCCGACTAATTTTGAAAAAGTAATATCTGGAAATTATGACAACAAGAATATCGGACACGATCCGGCAATTCCAAACGGGGCAAAATCACGAGAAGAGCAAACAGATCGTGAAATCCTCGAATATGCCGCAAGGGCTTTCGGAAAGGACACGTTCAGTAGTAAGTAGATACGGAGACTGTGAAAGTTTCGCTAAAAAGTTCAATCCTTCATTACAGGTTGTATGTGCTCAAAATGTGGAACGTTCGTTCAAGGGGAATGCGCCTTCATTGGCTTTGCTCGGAGAAACCTATCCAGATGAACAGGTGAATACTTGGATAATTGCTCAACTGATGGACTTGTACAAGTTTGCCGGTGTAAAAGATAAGCCTACATTTCAACAGGTTTTGGAGCTTTCCGTGATGATAAGAGTGGAATATTATTACTTGAAGGCTTCCGAATTGTTGCTTTTTTTCTTCAAACTAAAATCTGGTGAATACGGCACCTTTTACGGTGTTGTGGACCCGATGGTAATCATGTCTGCACTGATTGAGTTCAAAGAATTCAGAAAGAGACAACTGGAGAAATACGAACGGGAAGAACAATTAAAGAAACGGGAAGAGAGATACGAAAAACGAGATAAGAATTCCGTCCCGTTCCCGGATCATTTGGAGTTTCTGAAAAAGATTATGGAATCAGAATAATCAAACTAAAAAATGAGAACAGTAGAAAAATTGAGAAAAACACCTATTGGTACGATCGTAAGTGCTGCAAGCCATAGACTGATAGTAAAACGTTTCCGCGCTATCGTAAAGGGGAAAATGATAATTTGCCGCGGATGCGTTTTCCGTAGTAAGGATGGAGCGAATAGTTGTGAGTATATGACGGCTTGTTTTGCCAAGTACAGACCGGATAGTGAGAGTGTGGTGTTTGAGGAGGTGGTAGGATGAAAGTAAAAAAAATGAGACCTGTGTATATCATTGAGCGTGATATACAAGAAACAATGGATAAATCAAGGAAAGCCATGCGTTCCGGTAGATACATGGATGCAACCTTGCTTGCTAAACAAATAGATGACCTGAAAGAAGAGTTATCATGTGCAATGGAGCATATCAAGTTTGAAGAGGATAATAGCAACATGGACAAATCTCTTAGAACATGTTTTGGGAAGATTTTGTCTCTATCTCCCAATGAAGCCGACATGTCTATTTATCATATCGACATGTTCTTCGCGTATATGCAAGACAGAGGGTATGTTCCCGTACCTGAATGGGAGTGCAAGAGACGTGAATTAAAAAGGGCTGTATCCGAGTATAGGGATTTTGTCAAACACTTTTTCAAAGATGAAAATAACCTCATAAACAACGAAATTGACTTCATGCACCTGCTTGATGTTGTCCGGGATAAAATATTCACAGATCGAGAAAAGGTGTATTATGACAAGTATGAAATTAAAGCAGTAGAAAAACCAAATAAAATTTAATAATAGACATGAATGAAATAGAACTATTCAATGATAATTTCCAGAATTTTAAAGTATATGGAATACCAAAAGCGCAGTTGATCATTGCCGACCCACCGTATAATCTTGGTAAAAATGCCTACGCCAGCAATCCGGCATGGTACAAAGATGGAGACAATAAAAATGGGGAAAGCGAACTTGCAGGGAAAGAGTTTTTCGATACGGACAAGAATTTCCGACCAGCTGAATTCATGCACTTTTGCAGTCAGATGCTTGTAAAAGAACCAAAGCAGAAAGGGATGTCGCCCTGCATGATTATATTCTGCGAGTTTGAACAACAGTTTTACTACATAGAATTGGCAAAGCGTTACGGGCTGAAAAATTACATCAACCTTGTATTCCGAAAGAACTTTTCCGCACAGGTGTTGAAGGCCAACATGAAGGTGGTAGGTAATTGTGAATACGGGTTGTTGCTATACCGGGACAAACTGCCCAAATTCAGGAATGACGGGCGTATGGTGTTTAACTGCTTTGATTGGGCTGTAGACAACGAAACACCGAAGATCCATCCGACTCAGAAGCCTGTCCCCCTACTCCGTAGGCTGATAGAAATATTCACGGACAAAGGGGATGTAGTCATAGACCCTTGTGCCGGTAGCGGTTCTACCCTTTTGGCTGCTGCGCAACTTAACAGAAGAGCTTATGGGTTTGAAATCAAAAAAGACTTTTTCAAGAAAGCAAATGAACTTGTCTTATCAAGTATTCAAAAATCATTGTTTGTATGAAAAATTGGGAAATAGAAGAAATAAAGCGTCTCGAAAAAGAACGAGACCGTAACTTGGCAATACACTGCAACTATGTGGCTGCTAAGTATCAAAGAATGATTGAGAAAATTGAAAAAGAGATGAAGTCATGAAATATCAAATCAAATACTACGGCAACACCTGTCCGGATCGGTTTAAATGCGCTCTATACGCTACCGAGGCAGAAGTTAAGAAGACAGAACCGGACGAAGATTCGGAAAATAAGTGTGAATTTTTCAGAAAGAAAGGATGTGAAAAATAAAATTAAAATTAAATTGGACGTACGCCCACTGTGAATTTGATACTAAAGAAATGAAATTGCTCTGCATTCCTGCAAGGGGAAAGCGACCATTCGGTCCTGACGAGATGGACGCTGATTTGTGTATCAAAGACGGCATGAACCTATGTATAGCTAATCTTCATTTAGGAGATGTGGAAAGCTCAAACGCTCTTTGCGAAGAGATTTGTCGGAGATTTAATGATTTTCCGGAAGAACTTAAAAAATGATTAATATGGAAATGCTAAATGAATTGAGAAATAGGGCATACAAAACCGCCCGTGACCACGGATTCCACGATGAAGAATTGAGCGATGCGCATTCTCTTTGCCTTGTGATTAGTGAATTGATGGAAGCGGTTGAAGCGGATAGAAATGATAGCGTAGCCAATATGATAGGCTTCGAAACCTGCATGAAAAACGCTTATCAGGGTATTGTTAGAGACGATTGGTTTCTAAAGTCTTATCGAGCCAACATTAAAGGATGTGTTGAAGAAGAATTAGCCGACGCAGTTATCCGCCTTCTTGACCTTGCCGGACTTCGCGATATAGACCTGTCCGCACTCCAAGAGCCATTATTTGATAAATTCAATATTGACCCTGAATTTATCAGTTGGAAATTTCAGCTAAAAGAGATGAGTTTCACAGAAAGAATATTCTTCATGTGTTCTATTTTAACGAATAAAGAGGGGGGGATTGAAGATATTGTGAAAGCTACTATAGTTGTGACATTCCTAAATGCCGACATATTGGGCATAGACTTGCTTTGGCCCAGGTGATCAACCATGAAGGAGAACAATATAATACCCGTATGGCTATTCAGTACTCTAAAGTTGGCGAGAAGACTTTGGAAGAGCGGGCGTATGAGATAGCCGACCGAATGATATCTTCCGGATCAGCAAATTGTGATATCCGGGAGGAGTTGAAGAAGGCCATATTAGCAGGGTACAATTTGCATCAGGAGGATTTCGACGATGAATGACCTAAAACAATTCAAATACTGGCTCCGGATAAACGGGTTCCGTCCGGAGCAGTTCGGAACCGGTACGAGATGGAACCCTATTAGGTTTAATTTTAAAAAGAACTGAGTCTAATGGATAAAGTACAACAATCAATAGATTTTCTCCGCAAGCTGGAAACGGACGATCCGTATTGTCTTGGCTTCTCAGGAGGTAAGGATAGTGTCGTAATCCTGGATCTGGCCGAACGTGCCGGTGTCCGTTTTACTGCAACCTATGCAAACACTACCGTCGATCCACCGGGTACAATTTCTTTCATCAAGAATAATTATCCGCAAGTGGTTATTCGGCATCCAGAAAAATCATTCTTTCAGCTTGTAAGTGAAAAAGGTCTTCCATCTCGGATACGTCGGTTCTGTTGCGAAAAGTTGAAGGAGCAGTACGGTATAGGTAAACGGACGATTGAAGGTATGCGAGCAGAAGAAAGTTCGAAACGTGCATTGTATGAGCCGGAGCAGTGTGATAGTAGGAAGTGGATGAAGGGTGCAAAACATATTTTACCTATCCTGTCTTGGTCTGAAGATGATGTGTGGCACTATATCAGAAAAAGAGGACTACCTTACTCAAAATATTACGATCCGCCTTATAACCTAACCAGGCATGGTTGCGTTGGCTGTCCGTTGGCAAATAAACATCAAATGCTGGCAGAATACAAATTGTTCCCCGGTTATGCCCGGCAGATGATCCGATCAATCGGGGAGTACATGGATAGTAAGCCGGACAATGCAATAGCGCGAAACTTCTCTGAACCCTACGAGGCATTTTATTTCTATCTGAATGAGATGTCGATGCAGGATATACGACGATTGAAGAAAGGTTTGTTTGGCTTTAATGCCAGACATATCATTGAAAAAGAAATATTTCAACATAAAAAGAAATGAAGATAATTAAAAATTTGACTGTCAAGATGACTTATAGAGTTGGACTTGGCAATGTAGAAGTTCCAGATGATGTTTATGATTCTTTGGTAAAATGCTACGATGAGGGTGGAGATGTCCCAATTCCTAACAAAAGTGACGAAGACTCTGCGGAAGCATCTGAATGGCTTTCTGACAATATCCGAGAAGCTGATGCAATGGATTGGGAATATGAGATTGAAGATTTTGAAGAATAATTCAATATAAATATAAATGAGTCGAAATAGCTCATTTCACCCGAAAACTGAGTCATGTAGATTATTTGTAGAAAAGAAGATTAACTCTATTGATAATTAAAAAATAAAAATGAATACAGAAGACTATGTAAGCCTCGAAGTGGCGAAGCTGCTGAAGGAAAAAGGGTTTGATGAATATTGTGAAAATGTATATAAGGAAGACTGCAAGGTTTCATTGAAAACCGCATTCCGAACAAACAAGGACTTGCCTAAAACATACTACTCCAAACCTACCTTGTACGAGGCGCAGAAATGACTAAGAAATGAAAAGGGCTTGTGCATGGAAAATAAGCTATTTCAGTAATAACAGGTATCTGTATTTCATATTGACCATTCCCCGGCATGATCTGGTAGGGTTGGACAACAGACCTCCAATCGACTATAAAACCTATGAGGAAGCCCTAAACGCAGGAATACTTGAAGCACTTAAACTGATTTAAACAGAGAAAATAGTATGACAGAGGATAACTTCAACTACAAAATAATATATCCTAAAGAAATTCCCACTTTAGAGAATATTTCTTTTAAGGATGGCAAACAAAGAAGAAGAGAACGTAGAAAACAAGAAAGGGATAAAAAGAAAAAAAATTATGGACAGAGAACAGATTGAAAAGGCGGCCGAAAGATACTCCGGCTGCTTCTTTGAGGCATTAGGGGACGACCGCTATGTGATGGCAAAGCGCAAGGCTTTTGCCGATGGCGCACGCTGGCGCATCCACTCCGTGTGGCACGATGTAAGCGAAATGCCTGAATTGAGAAAGCCATATATCTACGAAATGGACTTCGGAGAAGATAACGTGGATTATGATATAGATGTACTTAATATAAAGGTGGCTGATTGGGAATCTTTTGCAGAAATTATGAAAATGACCCGATGGGCATACATCGAAGATTTATTACCAAATAAGGAGGTTTGATTATGACAGAACAAACAGAGCAACAAGTAAGAAATAAAGCAAAATCCATGTGTAAAGCATGGGGAATTTCAGATAATAATTGCCAAGAAGCGTATATGCTGGGGTATGTGCAAGGCGCATTTAAGTACAGAAACTTAGTTTGGCATGATATAAAATCCGAAGAACCTAAGCCTTATGGTGATTACGAAAACGATTGCTATCCCCAAATTCCCTGTCTTGTATACGGCAAATTAAGCACCGGTACGGGCTATGGTGTTCGATATTGGAATGCCATTGAAAAATGCTGGGATGATGAAGAATGCGATGATTACGAATGCGACAAAGATGCAGTAGAGGAATGGGCGTATTTGGATGACTTATTACCTAATAAGGAGGATTGAATTATGAAAAATCAAGTTTTATCAATCGACCAGATGCAACACCTTAAAGAGTTGGGTGTTGATACACAATGATGAAAAATTTAGAACTATACCCTGCCTGGAACAATGGGCTTGTGAAGGTTGAAAACAACCAATAAATATAAAGCGGTAGAAAGTTCTATCGCTTTTTTATTTGCCATTTGAGTTTTTAATATACCTTTGCAGCGACCTACATAATGAATGGCGAGTGAGGCTCGCTTTTTTAGTGAGCATTTTTTATGCTTGCAAGTTCGCTGTATAATATAGCGGCTCTGTACCCCCGTGTGGAGAAGTTAATGCTCTCCCTGCCATTCATTGGTGTAGGTCAACGGGAAAGGCAGAGCCGTTTTTCTTTTGCCTAAACATCATTAAGACCTACGATGATGAAAACATTAGAATTATTCCCAGCTCAGGAACAAAACGAGCAATTAGTTACAGTCAATAATGGACAAGCCGTAACAACATCTTTGCAAGTGGCTGAATACTTTGGTAAAACTCACAAAGATGTTCTAAAATCTATCAGAGCTTTGGAGTGCAGCTCTTTATTCAGAGCGGGGAATTTTCCCCTCTTTTGTTATTCTCGTAAAAAGGAAACACCAAATTTTGCATGTTTAGAAAATTATGTACCTTTGCGGCGCTACAGTTTACATACGGCATCGCAAGAGAGCGATGCTAATTGGGATGAGAGAAAATATAGCGTCTCCCATAATCCGTTCATATATCCCTAAGATGTATGTGGACTGTAGCAAGTTTGGATTATGCGGAGGCGTTCTTTTTTATCAATCATCTAAATGCTACAGTCCAGATGAAAGAGTTAAATTTATTTCCAGTATCAAGTAATGAACTGGTAAAGGTTGAAAACAACCAAGTGGTAACATCATCATTGAAAATTGCTGAATATTTCGGCAAAAATCATCGAGATGTATTAAAAGCTATTCGCTATTTGTTAACTGAAAAAGATGTGCGAAAAATTGCGCAGATGTTTGTAGAGTCTGTATTTCCAGACAAATACGGCAGAATGCAGCCTATGTTTATAATGAATAAAGATGGGTTTATATTGTTAGCTATGGGATTTACAGGTAGAAAAGCTTTAGACTTTAAAATCGCATACATTGAAGCCTTCAACCGAATGGAGGAACTACTCAGAACCAGCAAAGAATCCAAGTATGCCGAAACGATTTTCAAGAAACAAATCGAAGAATTTAACAAAGGTATCCAAAGATCAATTAAGGCCGGAAGAAAAAAATACGGAGAATTTTACGGCGGAGCTGGTGATATAATCCCATGTATCCCATATTATGATAGCATGAGTTTTGAATCTAATCTACGCAACGCTTTTGCGTTTGTGAATAATTCATACCTTGAAAGTATGTACTTTATCTCTCAAATGTTTACACCGGGAAGCATATTGCATGGTACTTTCACCTTGAAAGCCATAACGAAAGAAAAATTTTCAATTGTATTATATAACGACGGATTCAATTGTATTTTAACGACTTTCACAACATCAGAGGATAGATCAGGCGTTTCAAATCCTGTTCATGGGAAAAATCCGGAAAAAGGAGCCCCTCTATCATATGTGTTCAAGAAAGGGATCGTAATTGGATAACTTTGCGTCAAAGGGTGTAAAAAACCTTTCTTTTTCAAGAAAGATACAGTTATTGTTCCGGATTATGGAGACCAATACACGACAAAAGAAGCATTCCTCGCCGAAGCCAAGGGACTTACAAAATGCTGTGATCTGTATCCGCAAGAATATTTGAATCTTATTTATACCCTTTACAAAAGCAGGAAAACAAAAAGGAAATATAAAATTATTTTTGAAAATATACTGAACGAATTGTGTAAATGAGCTCTTTTCATTGGTACCTCGTATGGTTCAAGATAAACGAAATTGTCCTGATGCTCAACTTCGTCCTCTCCTTAATCTTTTCATAAATATATGATTTTGAAACGGCACTTGCCAACTCTCCGAGGTTGTCAATAATTTCATCGTATATACGATGGACCTCGTTATCTCTCATCATTGTGCTCTCCCGACGATTTTTGATGCAAAGTTTACACATACTATTTAATTTTTTATGTTTATCTTTGCCTTCGCTACATAAAACTTATCACACATAATGCAACAAAAGCATAGACATTCATGTTGAAGATATTAAGTCCCCAACGTGCGAGTGTCTATGCTTGTGTATCAGTTTTATGTAGCAGTTAAACGTGATACGTTGGGGGCTTTTATTTTACTTCCCAGCCCCATAGGAAGAGACTATGAACAAAAGTCTACTTACCAAATTCTATAATATAGGCCTACTCCTATATACGGAGAAAAGCCATTCTTGCCTATACCATATCCACCTATTACTCCTAGTCCCCAGCGACGATCTTTCCGGTATACAATCTCCCGTTTATGATAGATTGTAATTGAGTCGAGATTGGGCCTATAACCGCTCACAACCGCCCGGTACAAATCAGTTTCATAGATCTTCCGCTGAATCGGTAATGGGACAAAAATCGTGTCAAGCTCTTTTACTGTGTCACCCTTCTGATATACGAAAATAGGATAAGGTAACTCGATCTCTTCTACATCGAACACGTAAGAAGGATCATGGACAGGATCATTGATTGTGTCTGTTTCCTTGACTACCTCTATTTGCTTTTCTACCGAATACCTTCCAGCAAAAAAACAAGCAAAGCAAAGAAATAAAACAGATATGGCATACCAGTCTTTCATTTCTTGATGATGATCTGTTTTCTTTGTTCTCCTTCTAGCTTTAGCGAAACATGAAGGAAGTTATTTTTACGGTACAAGATGGCCTGATCGAACGGCAAACCTGAATCTTCCAATACTTCCAATAAATCACCGGCCTTTCCATCAATACTCAAATCGGCTGCTTCCCCTTTTTGATGTTGAGATGTAGGGACACCCCCCACTGCCGCATTCAACTCTGGGCATCTGTAGCCTGAATTAATGGAGATAGGCTTGCCGATAGCATCCCGTAATGGTTGTAGCAATTTTGCACACAGATTGGTGATAGCCAGTCTCTCACGCGATCCCGGATCATTCTTTATTCCTTTTGTAATAGCAGTATCGCTATGTATAAATTCTTCCAAGGTAAAATTCTCTGTTATATTCATTTCTTATCCTCCTTTTTCTTTACTGATTTCATATATTCTTCAAGATAATTTACTTTACTTAGAAACTTGACCGATCCAACCCAATACAAAAAGGCTATAACTTTATTGTCTGGATATACCGTGTGCATGTTTTTCAGTATATTCAGACCATAACAATACACCACTACCCACGTTATCCAACTGACAAAGGCTTTTGTACTGTCTTTATCCTGCTCCATCATTATGCCAATCCAAAAAGCAATAAGCAGAATCAAAAGGTAAATCAGAAGGTAGATTATCGTCCTAAAAAATTTACTTTTCCTAAAACGCAAATCATCGGCGGCCAGTCCCCAGAACATATCTATGGTAGCCATTACAGGTATTACTATCATAAAATGCTTGATAGGTGCAAAAAAATCTAACATCGAAGCAATTACCGCAATAGAAACAGCCTGTACCCAACCGGTAAAATCTTGTAGATATGGAATTAATCTTTGCATAATATCACATATTGAATAATACGGTAAAATAAGTGGATAATAAGGCTGCTATCTCAATCCAGAACATCGGCTTGCTCTGGTAGAACTTATACCAAAATGTGCCCTCTTTTCCCTTAGCAATACTTAATGCTGTATAGCCTACATAGGCAAGCCATACAAACAACATAGGCCATAAGTTAAGTGACACCCAAGTCTGAGAGAATAATATTGCCATCATTGCACCGGCTATATGTCCCCGGTGTTGGAACTTATCCGCCTTGTAATTAGGAAAACACTCGACAACGATCATCCCTGCCAACGCTAGATAAGCGAGAAACTCCGTCCCCGGCTTACTGACCTCCAAGATCGCCGGCATTAACACCATAGGACAAGCCCACATTGTAAAACGAAACCATTCCTTATGCTCTATTGCATAGAAAGTAGCACTTATGGAATAAGGCACACCTTTAGTCTTTACACACACAGCAGCCGTGTAGGCCGCAATAACAAGCATCGAAATAATTGTCAAAATAGTTATCATACCAATCTTACATAAGCACCCGATACATTTGTTCGGGTTATTTTGATATTAAACGATCCTGTTGCCTCGAACTCGCAAACATACAGGTCACCTTCTTTATTAAATGTCAAATCCTGTAATCCCATTACTTCACCATTTTATCGAACAATACTGCTAATGAGCCTGCCGGCA